TGAAAGAAAACAAATGGAAGAAATGCAACTTCAGTATAATTCCGAAATTTCACAGATACAAGCTGAGAGAGAGCAGTATGTTGAATCGCTGAACCAGATTATAGCTAATTCATCAACAGGTCTAGACAAATTCGCTAATATAGACTGGGCATCTTTAAGAGACTCAGATCCTATAGAATATGTCACAAAGAAAGAAGAGTTTAGGGAACAGCAGGAAAAAGTTCAGGCTTTACAGCAAGAGCAGCACCAAGCTCAGTACAAGCGATCAGAGGATACGAAACGTGTACGTGTAAAGGTTCTCCAAGAGGAACACGCAAAGCTTGCAGAAGCGTTGCCCGATTGGGGGAAACCGGAAGCACAGAAACAACTAGCATCTGAAATTCGTGAGTACGCATTAAGCCAGGGATTTTCCGAAGAAGAAATAGGCTCTTTAATTGACCACCGTTCTTTGCTAGTTTTGTTGAAAGCCTCGAAGCATGATGCTATGCAAAAGGCTGACGTAAAATCAAAGAAGTTGAAGAATAAACCTAGAGTGATTAGACCCGGATCACCTCCGACAAAATCATCATCTAGCAAAGCGAAACGTGCTGCGAAAATGAAACGTCTTCAAGAATCGGGACACGTTAAAGATGCGTCCCATCTTTTTGAGGATTTCGTAGATATTTAATCTAGGAGGTTATTTAGATGACAGTACCAACAAATACTAGGTTAACCTTTAGTGCCGTAGGCATCAGGGAATACCTAAGTAACATCATCTATAACATCGCTCCAACTGAAACGCCCTTTCTTAGTGGATGTGGCAGAGAAACTGCGGATAATACCTTTTTCGAGTGGCAAACGGATACTTTAACCGCTGCGGCGGCCTCTCGTTCGCTCGAAGGTGACGATCCAGCATCTCTAGCTGTTGCAGAACCTACGAGAGTGGGGAATTACACTCAGATATCCGTGAAAGCGGTCCAGACGAGTGGAACAGCCGAGGCCGTAGATTTTGCAGGCAGACGCAGTTCACAAGCGTATCAGTTAGCCAAACGCGCTAAAGAAATGAAGCGTGACATGGAAAAGATGCTTATGGATAATGTGGCTAGGAACGCTGGGGCAGCAGGCACAGCACGAGTCACAGCAGGGTTGGGCGCATGGGTAGCGACCAATTACCATACTCTTGGAGGTGCACCTTCACCACCCGGTTTAGGTTCGGCTTCATCTGGTAACGGTACAGATACCGCTTCCGATGCTACCTCGACAGGTACGCTGACTGAAGCTGGTATGAAGACTGTTATCAAGGAGTGCTTTGATAGCGGTGGTACGCCAGATACTATACTTGTTGGCTCGTCTAACAAGCAAGTTATTTCGGCTTTATCACAGACTGTATCAAGTCTGAGAACCGCTGCCGATAAAGCTGCTCCGGCGAGTGTGGTAGCATCAGTAGATGTTTATGTTTCCGATTTTGGAACTTTTAAAATAATTCCAGATCGGTTCCAGAGAGCTAGAGATTGTTGGTTTATTGACTTCGATTTCTGGGCTGTTGCTTACTTGCGTCCGTTTCAAACGGAGACATTGGCTAAAACAGGTGATAGCATCAAACAGATGCTCATTGCCGAGTATGGCCTTATGTCGAAAAACCAGGCAGCTAACGGCTTCTTGGCTGACGTATAGATGTAAGAGTGGGGGTGTAAAAGCCCCCACTTACCTATGAAAGAAAATATACACGATTATTTGTTTCACAAAAAAGGGTTTCTGGGCAATGATATTTGTAACTCAGCTTTAGAGGTTCTGAGTAAAAGCCAGTGGGAGGCTCACGATTTCACAGGCTATGAAACAAATGATCCTGAACATGGGTTTGGATGGCAAAGAGAGGTTAAGTCAACACCCGCTGAAGACGCAGAACCAGAATTTATAGGGTTTAAAAGTCCTGATTGGAATAAATATCACGCAGAGATAAATAATATTATAATTAATAAATTGTCTTCTGCATTAACAGAATATGTAAGAAGTTTTGGTTATAAATGGTTTGATGGTTGGAATGGTTATTCGGTTATTAAGTTTTTAAAGTACGCTGAATCCCATCAAATGGCTGAACACTGTGACCATATCAATTCGTTGTTTGATGGAAATGTAAAAGGTATCCCGATGTTGTCTATTGTTGGACAGCTAAATGAAGATTTTGAAGGTGGTGAGTTTGTAATGTGGGGAGATCAAGTCATACCTTTTGAATCTGGAGATTTAATTATATTTCCATCTAACTTCATGTATCCACACAGAGTAGAGCCTGTAACTAAAGGAGCAAGATATTCATATGTCTCTTGGGCCTACTAATTATAAAATTATAAGGGGTTTATTAAAAGGTGAATTGTTGGATTTTCTTGGCGTATATGCCTATAACAAAGCGACACTTCCTAATTCCATACCAACCGAAGAGACACATGGGTTTGTAGACGACCAAATCCCAAACACCCCTGCATGGCACGATGACTTAGCCATGAAGAATTTAATGTGTTACTTATCTCCAGATATGGAAAAATACACTGGAGTAGATTTAATTCCCACCTATTCTTATCTTAGAGTATACAAAAAAGGGGATGAATTAAAAAAGCATATTGATAGAAATAGTTGTGAGTTTAGCGTCACTTTAACCTTAATGCGTGAACCTAATGAGGCTATTTGGCCCATCTATGTAGAGACAGATTCAGTACATAAAATAGAGTTAGAAGCGGGTGATGGCCTTATTTACAAGGGCATTGAAAGCCCTCATTGGAGGGATAAATTTGAGGGCAGCAGATTAGCCCAAGTATTTTTACATTACGTAAGGAGACAGTAAAATGGCAAAAGGTATTGCAAAAAGTATGCCGTGGGATAAGGTGGAAACAAAAGATGTTCGCAAAGCATCTTATTCTGGGCTAGATAAAAGCGGTGGTAGCGCTTCTGCAAGCATAGAGGGCGTTATCAGTAAAATGGGAAATGGAACTGGTAATGTTGTAGGTCAGGCCAATCAAAAAGAGAAAGGATAATGAGCAAGAAAAGCCAAGTATTCAATCAAAACTTACGGGAGCCTTTGCATCGAGGGGCTACCTCAGAATTGGATAGGGAGATAAAGCGTTTATCCAACGCTACATCTTCACCTATACACGATCCTGGAAATAGTGTTATTCCCAGCCCAAATGCAAAGAAACCCAAAAAGTGGAAAGAACTTTCTGGGCAGAGGGGGGATGCGTAAATAATTTATGTTCGTATACGCCAATGCACCAACAATTGCAGTAGTAGATGCAATTTTATCGCCAGAAGAATGTGAGGCTATTATAGCTCACGCCAAAGGAAGTCTCAAGCAAAGCACTGTAGCCAATAAAAGGGGTCTTGAAGAAGATTCCGCTAGAACATCAACAGGTGGATTTTTTCCACATAGCGATTTTCAAGAGGTCTGTGATAGGTTATCTGATCTAGCGGGTATTCCGTTAGAAAATGCAGAGCCTATGAACGTGCTTAGGTACACCAACGAACAGGAGTATAAACCCCATTATGATGCTTTAGAGGGGAAATACCTTGATAACGGTGGACAGAGGTTGATGACTTGTATTGTTTATTTAAATAACGCCGTGGGAGGGGGAACAGCTTTTCCTAAATTAAATGTAGTGGTAGGCTCTATTGGAGGAAGGCTCTTGTTATTCGGAAACGTTGACGAGAACAATAAACCACATGAGCTGGCCTTACATCAGGGGTTGCCTCCACACGAAGGAGAAAAGTGGGTATTCACATTATGGTTTCGTCAAAACAAGATCAATTAGAAAAGTTTATTTCAAAACAACTAAAATCTCAAAAACTTCAACCTAAAGAAAAGGCTGAACCTAAAACGCCTGTAGAGCATTTAGAATCATGGAATGGGAAGAAAGGTGGCATGATCGGTGGAAAGGGGTTTCTCAGTGGCTAGAAGAACCTTATTCGATACATCTCCGTTCAGACATACCGAGTTTATTGAGGAGCCTGATAACACGATTTCTATAACCACTCATCAGGATGTTGAGCCTGTTATTGAACAAAACAAATTAGAGTATAACGCCTACGGGGATCATCTATCTCTTGGCAAAAGAGGGGAGTGGCATAAGGTAGCCTCAATTCCATTAACAGTATATGAACAGTGGAAGCTGGAAACCAACGGAGCAATAGACAAAGATCCGAAACTTTTGGCTAGATATCTTAACGATCCAGACAACAAGTTTTTCAAAACATCACCCACGAAACTATAGAGGGAAGAAAGATGGATTTATACAGATTAAATAATTTTAACTATACGTTTACAGCGTTGTCTACTTCGGTTACGTTAGGCGACGCTATATCTGCACAATGTAATGCAATTATAATTAATGCAAGTGAGCCTGTGTTTATTAAAATAACAAAACATGGTGATGCGGCTACGGCTGGCTCTTGTGGATATTTTATAAAAGATTGGCCTCATTATGTTCGCGTTAGTGGTGGAGATCGTATTGCAGGGCTAAGAGCTGGATCAAGCAACTCTGTAGTATACATTACCGAACTGACTGAATGACAACAGGTGTTTCAACAAGATTAGCTTTTGACGTACCTTATAGGTTAGCTAATAAACTCCATTCTATAACAACTTCTTCTACATCCACGGAGATGTCGGAAGCGGTTGGTAATCAGATATATGCAGTAATGATAACTGGCACTGAAGATGCTTATTTGGCATTTGGTGGAGAAGTGTCCAATGTAGCATGGAGTGCAGTATCAGGCGCATGGTCAGCACAAACAAATACATGGAAAGAATATGAGCCAACAGGAGAGGGCTATCTTGAAAAGGATTGGCCTACATACTGGAGAATTAATCCCGGTGATAAAGTATCAGCAATGCAAGTTGATACTGCCGGGACAGTATACATTGCGGAGATGACAAGATAATGGCGATAGGAACTTATGCGGAACTCCAGACTGCTGTGGCTAACTGGTTAGACAGGGGTGACCTAACAGACAGAATAGTGGAGTTCATAGATTTAGCTGAAGCAAGAATGAATCGTAATTTAAGATTGCGGTTGATGGAAACTACAGCTACAGGGACTCTTACGGGAGGGACAAGGGATTATGATTTACCTACTGATTTTATACAAGCAAGGGAGTTTCATCTAACAACAACACCTTTAACTCCTTTATCATACATAACTCCAGAGTTGATGACTAGAATATGGGGCGGATCTACCTCTGGAACTCCAGAGGTTTTTACTGTTAGGGCGGACAAGTTTAGGCTTGGCCCAGCACCCGCAAGTGGCGATGGTTATTCAATGTTGTATTATAAAAAAATCCCGGCATTGACTCCAGCAGCAACCACTAATGATATGCTTACGAATAATCCAGATGTTTATTTGTATGGATGTTTGTTGGAGGCAGAACCATTCTTAATGAATGACGAAAGAGTACCTCTATGGGCTACCGCTTATCAGCAGGCAGTTACAGATTTACAAGTTCAGGATAATAAAGACCGCCATTCCGGTTCTGAGCTAAGAGTAATGAACACTGGCGGATACTACTGAGGAGTAAACAATGGCACTTGAAACGGCAACATATATCAGCCAATTAACGGCGACAAATCCTACCGCGAGCGACCCTGTATCACAAGGCGACGATCATTTGCGTTTAATTAAATCAGTGCTACA